GATGTTGTTATATATTCAGCCCAACCCTCAGCAATCATCTCAACATCCACATGAGTCGGCTTTCTCCCTGCTGTGGCTCCGTATCTGCTTAATCTGTTTGTTAACTCCTCCTCTCCAATCACAGAGGCTTTATTTTGATTAAAGATGGCTAAGAATCTTTCAGATGTTTTAAAGTTCACCGTTTTATCCATTTCGTGTCCGAACTCATGGTGAATTATATACTCTGAATCTTTAGCCGACTGAACAAACCACTTACTTTTCTGTCCAGCTACAACAGAGGCATCTATCAAAGATCTTTTTCCATACTTCTCATTATAAAACACTCCCAAAAACTCAGTCGCATCAACAGGAGGGCCTCCTGGGATCCTGTATGTTTCCTGAACAGTACTCCATGCCAAAGTATTAGGGCCTAATTTCCTCACAGAGTTATTTGCATATTTCTTTGCTGCTCTATCTGCAACAGCCACTCCTCCGTATTTATCAACTATAGTTTGATAATAACTCCCTTTCTTATAAGCCTCCTCAATTTTATCCTTTAAGGCTTTATTTGCTTTCTGAGCAGATCCGAGTCCTTTAGTCCTCACATCAGGCAAAGCTGTTTTAATCTTTGTAACTACTCTGTTCATTTCATTAGCCAGATCCAGCTCCAGCCCTGAGTAATCGGCAAATTCAGCCTTAAGAACTTTCTTTGCATATTCATTTGCCTCTTTTATGTTCCGAGCCGGTCTAAACACATCCGGAACAGGCTCAACCGGCCTCTGAGGTAAAGGAGGGAGTTTTGGAACCCTCCGAGTTGGAGAGATTGTTATCCCCCCTTGTTTTGGGATAAGCCTCCCATTTGCATCCCTCTTTGCCACAGGAGCCACCGTACATCTACAGTTGATTACTGAGGCTGCTGAGGCCTGAGGATCTCCAGGGAACATTAGGTGATCTCCATTCCGTGAATCAATAAAGGCCTCCTCAAAATCAATCTTAGTTCCATCCAGGCTCCAGTGATTAGCATGATCCTTTACTCCGTTAACCGGATTACCTCTTGTCCTGTTGTCCTTCGCTGCAATCCATTCCTTTTGCTGCTCAAACTTAAAAGTAGAGGCTCCGGCCATAGTTCCCACATTTGCCCCTCTGTTTATTTCCGTTCTCACAACTCTGGCTGCTATGTATCTTTTAGCGGTCCAATCTTGCAACAACCGATAAATCTCATCAGATCCCATCCCATCTCTCACTCCCTGCATCATCACAGCCACTAATTTATCCCTGTTGTTCTGAGTGATCTGTAAAACGGCTTTTGAGATATAATCTCTCTCCAAATAGTCGTTAATAAACTGAATCCACTCCTCATTATATCCTAAACGTCCTGATCTTTTCACCCAGATCAGAGAGAGGATGTTCTTTTTCACTTTGGGCTCATCATTCAAATCATCCCACACTCTTTTAGCATGAGTGATACCTACCTCTCTATGGAGCCTCTTTAAATTAGGTTCAAGTAAAGGAATTGCCGGATTTCTATAGAGATAATTAATGGCCTCCTGAACTCCCTCAGCTTTTACTCTTTGGGCCGTTGCTGTTGCCTTTGATTGGAATATCTTCTCAAAAGGCCGCTGCCACCTCCCCTCAAATTTCCGGTTGATCCTTTCAACCTTTTTACCGTATTGTTTCCTTTCTGAGCCGGTCATAGTACAACTCTCTTATGGAACCCATTCTTTGAGCCTCCCTTTTGCAGTTCCTTTCCTGAGGAGTCCTGGGATATTTCCTCATCACTATTTTCATCAAACTCATCTCCTGTTTCCTCCTGGAGGGCTCTGTCTGTTTCATTTAATGAGATGTTTTCTGCTGTATCAAATCCGGTTGGTATTAAGATCTGCTCCATAAACTCCTCCTGACCCTCCTCATGGTCCAATCCCATGAGATCCATTTTATACCCGTTAGATACTGGCAGTTGTTTTATCCATTCCCACTTATCTCCCATGTTCTCTTGCAATTCAGTATAAACAGTCATATCATAATCTATGTAGATATTTTTTCCTTTATATCCCCAATCTGTTGCAAGTTTCCTGTTAAAGTGATCCCTGAAAGAATTTAATAAAGGAATTGCACACCTGGAGGTTAAGGCTCTTTCCCCTTCGACATAATTGTTATAGTGTCTATTATCAGGATCATTTAAAAGCTGAGATGGAACCCCTCCAAAAACATTACAGAATCTCCTTAAGGACCATTTTTCAGATTCAATTATATTTAGCTCAACCGGAGAGAGGCCTATTGGCACAACTCCCATTTTATACCCAGATGTGGCGAATTTATTAAAGGCATCCGGTCCAGTATATTCTGTAGAGGTTAAGATCCTCTTTATCTCCTTAGCCTGAGCATTGCCCTCCTCTCCACTGAATCTCTGATCATCCATGAATAAAACAGAACGCGGTCCTCCATTCTGAAAAGCCATAGTTGCAGATCTGTTCTCCGAGTTGCTCCGAGTTGTTAATCCTAAAGCTGCTTTCATTGGTGCTAATCCTAAGAGATGAGTTCCATTTATATCAGCGTTGGGGTTAAAGTACTTATCATGTAATACCTCCTCTTTGGGAATAGATAATTTCTCCCAGGCAACAGGATCTAATTTATAGGCAATAATCTCCTGAGGATATGTCTTTGTAACTATGATAGAGATCTCCTGAGAGGGGAGAATGTGTAGCTCAAACGGCTTTCCAGAGTTGGCTCCGGCCTTTAGCATATTTCCCCAGATCAATCTATCTCCTGTAAGGAGTTTGTAAATAGCAGAATCAGCCACTAAATCAGCGAAGGTTTGACACCCATTAGGCCACATCAAAAGTTCCTTGAGTCTCTGATCCTGATCATAAAGTTCAAGGGCCTTTTTTCTGTAGCTCTTTGCTTTTAGCACATCATCAGGAGAGACATTCTTTCTCATCATGATAGCCGTGTATCTCTTTAGAGCCTCCTCATCTGTGACCTTGTAAACATTCCAGGGAGCAATTTTTACTTTCTCCGTTATCAGTTGAATGATGGAATAGATAGTGTCATTAATGTTATAACCCTGAGTAAAGTAACTTCTCTTATTATCATGAGGGGTTATAATCTGACCGTTAATAATTTCGTAACGAGTGCCGACAGAGAAAGGAAAGGGGAGAGCCTTTGCAAATAGCTTTGGGAATAGCCGTTGGATTATATTATTTTTCAATCTGCTGAGATAATGAATTTTGGCTTTAAGTCGAAAAACTCTCTCATCATTAGAGTATCAGAAAAATCCGGAGATCTGCCTATTGCAGATTTTATCTGCTCTTTAGGAATTACTCCTTTCTTTTTGTCCGAATCAATATCTTTTTGCTTTACCCATTCCAGCTCCTCAATTATCTTTTCTATCATCTCAGGCTCATCACAGTCAACATACAGCCCACCTTTATTGATTCGATCAGCTAACTTAAAATAGCATTGAGATCTTAAATTATCAAAGTTCTCCGGAATGATGTTCCCTTTAACGTCTATCTGAGGATTGTCTGGATTTGATAACGGTCTGGAGTTGTTTACAAATCCTTTGCATCTTAATTGATCAACAACTCCTCCTCCAACTCCATCCTCATCAACTATGATATTTGACGTTGAAATTAGGTATTTTTCCTGTAATTGCTTTACTCTCTTTGTTACCTCAGTAGTTAACAGCTTGCTGTATTGATATAATTTAACCCCAGATCCACTCCATAAGCCTATCACAGTAGTATCTTGTCCTTTCCTGGCAACATCCACAGTTATATAGTGAACTCCTCCGTTATTATAAGCATTTTTAAACACATCTAAGATCTTATCATATTCAATTAAGGAGTTTGCATCCTCCTCATATTCCCAATCCCCCAGGAGTAGCCGCTGCCTTTGAACTCCAGTTAGCCGGTCCAATACTCCATGATAGCCACTTTCCCCAAAGGGGTTCTCCCCGTGTAAGGCTTGTATAAATGCTTTATCAGCAGGGAGCTCTCCCTTTCTCCAGGGGAGGAAATATTCCTTATAGAGGAAATTCTTTTTTGGATTACAAGTGATCAGAACCTTTCCCAGGAGGTTATATTTATCATTGTACATCCGGCCCACCCGAGAGGAGATCATCTGAGCAGCCAGATCCAGGACCTCTCCTCCCTCCTCAATCCAGCCTCCAGTAAATTCCATAGATCCGAATCTTTCATAAAATGGATCTGAGGGATACCACCCTAAATCAACTAAATCAATCCGGCATCCGTT